TCGTCAGCGTATTTTTCACCTTCACCAAATGGGAATCGACCAAGAACCTTCTCACCGCTCTTGTCGTATAGGACTATTGCGTTGTCTTCTTTTCGGATGATTTCTGTTAAATCCTCTTCTATAGAGGGCTGTGTATCACCCTCTTCCTTCGTTTCGACCTCTTTACTATCGTTGCTGCTGTCAAGTTCTATGTAGTCGATGTCTATGTCTTCGATAAATGCTCGATAGTTGCTTGGAGGAGTGTAGTCTAGTGACTCCTCGAATTTCTGGTTTATTGTTACATCGAATAGATATAGCGAAGCAAAGCCCGGCCAAAGCTCTACGGCCTCTGATTCAAGCATGCCATGCTTGGAAACGTTATCTCTAAAACCTTCTCGGTCGATTTCCTTTCCTTCGGAGAGGGTAATTTTAGCATGTACGCCATCTTCAGAACATAAGAAGATGGGCTTATTAACATAGTTTTCAAATGGCGAAGACTTGATAACAGAGGAGAGCTTGCCTTCTGTGATTAGATTGGCAAGTGCTGGTCTGTGTAAATAAATTCCTGCGTTACTCATACTTATAACCTCCCCGTCGTTAGGTATTCTAATATTGTTATAGTTTTCATGCAAGCGAAGCTCGCGTGGTTCATTTATGTTTACAAGATAAATGTTAGTTAATTTTTGGGCGACAATTATTCTTTGGGTCTCAGAAGGAGAAATGGAACTCAAATTATCGCCCAGGATTACACATCGCGCATCGGTAAATTGCTTTGGTAGTTTGGTATAGTTTGGTGCGTAAGATAAAAGTCTTCTATTACGCGATGCTAATACTTCGAAACCTAATATGCGTTTATGGATACTTTCTTTTATTTCACCTAATGGTTTTGTTTTAACCGATAGGCCTCCTACTTTTAGGCCATGCATAACACAGATCTTCATTCCAGGAGAAGATATTTCTCTTAGAGATTGTTCGTTGTAAGCGTGTGGATGCAATGAAGATGTAAATACAACGTCAGGATTCACAAGTTTGTTTTGTTTTAGTAATTCTTTTGTGTTTATGGGGCATTCGAATAAGATGTTATAACCACATGCTTTTAAGTATAAACATGTGGGGTTTCTATCTTTTGAACGCCAGTGGCCTGTACCTAAGAAATGTAGTTCCATTACTTTATAAGACTTTTAGCTCTTGTGAAAGCTTGTTTAGTTTGCTTTGTGACATATTTGGCTGTATCGGGTCCGTATTTTTGTAGTCCGTATGCACTTTGGTTGGATATTAGACCTAGAGTTCCCACCCATGCCATCTCTAAAAACCCTTCCCAGTTGCAGATGATGTCGATGACGCCTGTTGTTATGGTTGTTCTGCACTCGAGAAACCATAAAGCTATTGCGCCCCCGATGTGAATAAGGATGAGGATTAGTACCTTTCCAGGTGTTTTGCCCCATAGTCTGTTTATTGGAGGTATAGCCTGTAGGGTTATTGAAAGAACAACACCAACTATAATGCTTAAGGCCTGCTCAGTGCTCAAAATGAAATCTCCATAGTTTTCATAACAGCTTCTATTGGATTTGCTATTGTGATTCTGTCGCTACCGGCGAATAGAAGGGCGATGGGGTTGAGGTTATTTAGAATTAGAGAGCCGCTGTCGCCGGGAGATCCGAAAGGATTTGATGGAGAAGATTTTATTCCGAGTTGGTCTTCAAAAAGTGCATAACCAGTTGGGTACATAACTTTCACTGTAACATTTGTCTGTGATATTTTGCTTTCGGTATAATCGGTTGTTCTTCCAGTTTTGCGTGCTGGCATGTCTAGCATGGCTACTTTTGGTTGTTGTGGAACTCCGATGTCTTTTATATGTGGATTTACGTCTATGTTATCCAGCGGAAGGGCTATGGCTGCATCTACTTTATTTGGCTTTAGAGCTTCGTCGCTGTAAACTTTGGTTTTGTGAGACGAGCCTAAGAGTTTAGCGATGTAATTCATTAGTCCCTCGATGCTTCTGGCAACAGGACAGCGGCTTTCGCTGATGAAGATTTCTTGGAAACTGTGGAGTTTGGCAACTGTTTCACGGCCACCGTCATGTACTCCTGGTTGAATTATCGGGTCGTTTAGAGATGTGTTATTGCTGTTTGCTATTACGTGATTGTTGGATAAGATTGCTTGATTGCCTTCGTGCTCTACGATAGCGCCAAGGGTCCCTGCGGTTACTCGGTAATGGGAAATGGAGTAACCGGGGATTAGTGGTCGCACTTTACCGATGTTTATACCGAAGGCTTTTACCTCGCCTGTTTCTATTACGTCGGTTGGTAGACCGCAGACGGATTGTGGTATGATGTCTTTAGGACGAAGTTCTTCTTTTGGCTTCTTTGTTGTTACGAAAACAGAGAGAGCGAGTTGAGATGTCTCTTCGCCGTTGACTTCTTTACGTCCGTATCCGTAACCTATGACGTTTTGTTTTTGAAGTAAGTATTTGTTATTCATCAGACTTGTTTTTACCTCTGATCTTGTTAAATAGATTTCTAACTTGATCGCCCACGTAAGAGGCATTGTTGTCAACAAATTTGTTGGCAAGGAAAGCTAAGAATCCTGTTACGATGGCGTTGAAGGAGCCTTGTAGAGGCTGGCACACTGGATCAAACTCTGGGATCTCTAGGCCTCCGAAACAGATTAGGACGAATGCTCCTATTGAAACGACTTGGCATAATACAAATCTGGTTAGTTCTTTCCATTCAAATTCTTCCCAATCCCAATTTGGGACTACTGTGGCCCAAACGACCATTAGGAGACCTACGACTAGAGCGACTGCGGCCTCTTCAACACCACGCCAGTTTTGTGTAAGACTTGTGAACAATTGTAACATTTTTAACTCCTTTGGTTTATAATTAGTGTTTTCAACCTATTTGGTTTATGCGCCATACAATTTAATACCATAGAAATGCTTTTGACTTTCTCGAGATTGGCTGCCTTCAGAATTGCGCTTGAAGTATCTTGCTGGTGCAACATCTTCCATTTCAAGATCGGTGACTAGACCAAGTTGGGTGAGCAAGAGTTTTAGGACGTTTGATGCCTCGTCGGGAGTCATTAGTCCTTCGTTAACGGCTTTCTGCAGACCGTCTGCGTAGCGAGCGAAAGCTTGAGCTGCACGCTGGAGGGACCGACTGCCGATTTCAGTTGCCATAATTCGGAATCGGGGGATCTCGTTGATAGCACCGTTGTGTTTAACACCCATCTCGAATTGGTATTGCAGCATTAGGATTAGCATGTTGAAGATGACTTCTCGGATTGCGGTGAGATGAGCTATAGATGCGAAGAGGCTTTCGGTTGTGATGTCGCGTGCAGGCGCACGACCGATGAATTCGGGCGTTAGACCTGTGGAGCCAGTGATGAGCTGGGTATAGAAATCCATTTCGCCCATTAGGGCTGACAACCTACGCTCGCCAGGAGGAGATACGAGTTCCCAGTTTACGCGCTCGTTGTGTGCAAATGTTTCACCAGACTCGGGCGGGACTGCTCGTGGTGATTGTAAGAATTCGTCGATCTGGTCCTGTGTAGCGCCTTCCATTGTGACATCCCAATAGAATGAAGATAGATCTGAAATTCTTTGGATTCTGGTGTAGATCATTTCAGAGTGTACGGCGAGTTCATCTAGGATGTGGGTTAGAAGGGGTAAACCTCTTACGCCATGGGCGTAACCTGCAGGGAAGACTCGGAAATAGAATATGTCGCCTTCTAGAAATCCTGCGGCGTTCTTGCGGATTACTTTTAAGTTTACAGGGTCTTCGGAATCGGTTGTCGGGTCGTTGATGGTTAGCGCAGTTACAGCGTTGAAGCCTTCGCCTACATGGACCTCTTCGATGGAGTCGGCGCTGATATTTGTGAGTGTTACGCGGCCATCAACGTCGTTGACTCGACGCTTTATTAGAATTTCACCATCTACGAATAGTGTGAAGATGAGGTCGCGGGCATTTAGTGATAGAGCTGATGGACCTTCATACCAAAAGTGGTTGAGAAGATCAGTGACAGCTTCTTGCTGGGTATCTTCAACAATTAGTTCTGTTTCACTAGGTATCACAAAATCTAAGATTGCGGAAAGGATTCGATTTCCAAGAGGGCTGCTGATGGATAACTGTCTTGATAAATTGATAGCCCTGCTTCGCCTGAGAGAGGTTACGATGCCACTCTCGGACTGTGATGTCGAAATCCATTGGGATTGTGATTGTTCTTGTAATTTTGTTTGTTCTCTAACAAGCTCCGGCATATTTTACCCCTTCAAAGTACATTTAATAAATTAAGAGAAATTTGTGACATGGTGGTAGCTTTATGGTAGTTTTTCTTAAGCTCTCCATGTACTTGTAATTATCTTCGTATTCTTTCCAGTGGCAAGTGTATATTTAAGTTTAAAACCTGAACATGGAGGGATTTTGAGCATCCACAAAGGTTCATCGCTGCTGTGTCGTGGAGCAACGGTTAGGTATAGGATGTGGTTGGCATTGGGATTAGGCTTGATGTAAGATTGAATTGATAAGGTGTCGATGTTGGATAGATTGCTGAGATCGATGTAGATAATGTATTCACCCCTTCGTTCGGCGAAATTGTCTAAAATGATAGATGTTCCTGGTTCTAGAATTGTAGTTTCTGATTGCAGGAAGTCCTTTGAAATTAAAAAGTTTTTGATTCGTGATTTGATGCTTGGTTTGATGTTCATAGTTCTCCTTTATTGATCTGGTGGTAATGTAACATAGTCATTTGTTTCTCGGAAGACTCTTCCAAATGAAGGTTTTAAAATGCCGCCACCTGCAAGTCTGTTTTGACCTCGACGCGGCTGGCGTAGTTGGTTTTGGTCAGCTTCGCGGGATGTACCTAATGCTGGTGGTGGGCCTTGCGTTGCAAGTTTTACAGCTTTCTCGAAGGCGTCTAGAATGTCGTCGTCACCACCGGGAAATTCTCCCCAAGCTTTGTAGAGTTTTGTTATTGTAGGATCTGGTTCCATGTTTCCATCGTTGTCCATACTTCCGGGGATTAGGAGTTTGCCCTGGCGAAGATGGCCTGCTACAGATGATAGTCGTAGGTATTTGTCTACAATGGATGGAACCTTGATCATGTTAAGAGGGTTTTTAACTAGCTGGAGAGAGAGATCCATTACAGCTTCTTGTGGGCCATTGGACTCCCAGGCGATGGCGTGCGGTTGCCACTCATCGTATATGGCATCTAAGAGGCGGGGCTGGTCGGTGGCAGTGTGGCGCTCGGAATAGGAGTCTAGGACGTAGATGATGCCGTCGGGCGCTCGACCTACTATGACGTAGGCGAATTTGGAGCCTTTCTGTTTGATCACAGGGTCTACACCACAGAATATAGCCATGTTGGACATAGGTGGTGTTTCTAGCCAGTATTGGAACCACTCGGTGTTTAGCGTGCCCGATGCTAAAGATCGGGGGCGCTGTTGGTATTGAGCTGTAAAGAATACAGGATCTTCGAGTTCTTTTTGTTTGAGGGCTTCGGAGTTCCAACGTTGGGGCCAAAGTGGCTCTTCACGGGTTGCAACGTATTCGCGAGTATCCCATCCGGGGCTGCGTTTTAGAGCGCCGTAAAGATCGTCGCGGTAGAAACGTGCTCCGATGACGAGGACTTGGCCATCAGGTTCTAGGCGTTTTAGGAGTGACCCATAAACCCAATGTATGATGTGTTTACGCCTTGTGGGAGAGGATGAGTTTGCCTGGGAAACTATGTCGTCGATGATAATTATGTCAGCACCGTAACCGGGTGTGCCCGAATCGGGGGAGAGGGCAAGTAATGTTGGGTCTTTGATGTGAGTGCTACGATTGGCGATGTGACGTTCGTGCTTCGCCCAAGTTACGCGGTCGGAGCCTTTTGGGATAAGGTCGCCATACATTCTCTTGTAGATCGGGAGTTTCATTATGTTTTCGATCTGGTTCATGAGAAGGATAGCGTAATCACGGGTGTGAGATGCGACCATTACGCGAGTGTCAGGGTTTTCGCCAATTCGGACAGCGCAATAGAGGGAGCCTATAACGCTATTATGTACTGCAAATTCATTAGCTACAAAACTTGAGTCTCGATCTACAGAAAGGCATTTGCAAGGTCCAGTACCAGCATTTTCAATACTTACAATAGGGTCGGGTATATATAATTCTTCAAAGTTAGTTCTTTGGGGCAACCACTCTTTAATACGACGGCCTTTTTCACCAGGAATATTAACATGTTGTGCAAATATTGCCGCATCATTTTGTGACGTGATATGAAGTATAAACCATTCATATTCTTCTCCTTTACGCATTCTAGTTCGCCTTCTAATCCTAGCCCTTACTCCAATGCGCGTGAGAAGTTTTTGAACATCTGATAGAAGTTTGCGATTGATACTAGAAAGAGTGATAGCCAAATCTTTTCTTGCATTGCCCTTCTTGTTTACACATCCATCGGCTGCGTAGTGTGCAGCCAAATAGTTTGAAATTTGTTCTTTGTTACCCTGGAATACAAATTCTGGAACTCGCTTTGTGGATGATTTACTACCCGCTAAACCGACTTCGCGCACCCAGTCTCTAGCTCCTGATTTAAGATTAATATTTGTTGCAGACGTATTACTTTTTCCATTAAACTGGTAATCCCAACCCATGTTGTCTGCACACTTGCATACATCTTCTATAATATCTTTCTCGGCATTTGTTATTGTACTCTTTTGATTTAGTACCTTCCATCCATGTTTGTTTATATAATTGTATGTTCCGACAGATCCATCTCCAACAAAGTAACCCGCTAATTTAAACTCGCCAAGTGATCTAGAGCAAGTGTTGTTTATTTGTGCTGAATGCACAACAGCTAGTACATCATTAACTCTTAGATTTTGTGCTTCTTTCCATCCTTCTGGTGTTAAGAACGGATGATCTTTTGCAGTTAGAATTTCCCGCCCATTGAACGTGGTAATTTTGAGTAATGGCAAATCACCTTGTTCGTGGACAGCAGTCACATTAGATGATTCGCCAGTGTGGGTAATTATTCTGTCACCAACTGTGATATCTTTAAGTGGCTTGTATGTGCCATCAGACATTAGGACTAAAGTGTCTTCGTGCAGAGGTTTTCTGTGGCGCGGAGGGGCGAGAACTTGGAGGCGTGACCAATTGCCATAGATTAGGTGGTTTAAGAGTTCTTCTTGCCAGTCGGTCCAAGGCCAATCGAAAGCCGTTTGCGCTATCTGGATAGGAGCGATATCGGCTTTGGCTGCACGGACACCGAGGGACTCGTCCATGACGGCAAAAGATTTGTCGAAGATCTCAAGGTTTTGCATAACACTTAGGTATTATATGTGTTTGTAAAGTTGTGGCAAACGGGTGGGAGGAGAAGGAAAAGTTTGGAATTTTTGAAAAAATGGAGAGAGGTGGGGGGGATGCTTTCCTTCCCTTTAGCGCGACGCCGTGGCACGGAACCTTATGCAAACCCTTGCATATTGATGCCTGGGTGTCAAGCATTTTCAAGCTTCACCTTGCATGTTAGGTGTCAAGTTTGACACCTAGGAAAGGATAAAATAGATAAAAAAGAACTTGACTTTTGGCGTAGGTGTGCTATCATGGTTGACGTAGCACGATGGTCAAGGGGAGGGAAATGGAAAGGATGAAGCCTATGGGAACATGGTAACACAAACCTTTGAAACCGTGTCGCTTTTAGATCCTGGGAGGGATAGCATCATGTTGACCGTAGAACAAAGGGGAATGCTAGACGCAATGGGCATCACGCTGGAAGAAGCCAAAAGCATGGGCATCACATTCAAACGTCCATCTAAGCCAAGTTTCCTTGCGGAAATCAAAGGAAGTGTCGAGGAAAGCATACTTGCGTCTTTGAATGCGCTTGACGACGAGAAGCGAAACGAAATCGCAAAGGTGGAGCCGGCATTTGTTGTGTCGGTTTCCGTGGATATGCTAGACGGTACGCCATCTAAGATTGCGTCTAAGATCAAGTCGATATTGGGTAAGTCGCCAAGCGAGAGAACATGGTTGAATGTGGAAACCGGAAAAATGCATTCTTGCCAAGCACTTGCCCTACACGAAATGGGAAAGCGGGTTAATGATGAAGTGATACGGCGACAAACCCGTCAGGAAGATTCTCTACGTTTGGCATGGTTGAATGCCGATGGGTTTCCGGTAGCATGGTACGACGCAAAGGAAAAGAACAAAGTGGGTGGGCTTCTTTCCACGGAAATGCGGGATATGGTTGCAAAGGCAAATGGTTTCGACACTATACCGCCGGAGGATTCTCTACCAATGCCGCTGGTTGAAACCGACGACGACGACGAAACCGACGACGACGAAGCCTAATCAATAGTTGAAAGCGAAACGCCAGGTATGTTAAATGCCTGGCGTTTCGCGCATTCTATGGGAAAGCGAAACCCGATGCGAAACCGAACACGCACAAAGACACCACGAACATGCACCTTACTAGTGAAAGCTTGACCATTTTCGTCAAGTTGACGCCAGGCTAATCAAGCTTGGAAACCCGTTTCGACGGCGACGATGAGAGTATAGGAATTCTAATCCGCATATGTATTCCATTGTCGTCGTCGATCTAACAACCTGGCGCAAGGCACATGAAAGCTTGCAAATGATGAGAGTCGCGCAAGCTTGCACATTTACAACGTGTTGAAGCCAAGCGGATCTGGCCCTCGACACCAAAGATCTCCATCGTCGCGGAATGCCCGTGTGGGTAGCCGGGATGAGAAACACACGGGAGGATGAAAATGCCAAAGAACAACAAGCTCAATGATCTGATCAAGTCCGACGAGCTTTCGTCCGTACACGTAATCGGGCCGCTAAGATCAGAGGCGGCGGGCCTGATTAACTATTGGGGAGAGTTTAACGGCGGAAGGGTCGCCCAACAGGGAATTCTCCTCTTCCACTTTGCAGCGTTGGTAGAATTGGAAGCCGTGGGTATTGATGAACTCCACGGCAACGCTGTAATGGTCAATCGCTTCTACGATTTGACTCTGGAAACCGAAGGCAAGTTTGCAGCCGACCGCTATCTTAACCAGCCGTATCTGTAAGATAGTAGCATAACAATTCATCCACACGGGCATTTCAGGGCGATGGAAGATATGAAACACCAAATGTAGAAAGTTGTAGGGGGATGGAAAATTGGTGTGATGAGACAATAACTTTCCCTCACCCTAAACATCAATTCCCTTCCTCATCCTACCATACCTTTACATCTTTACGCCAATCTTACAGCCCACGAAGGAGGTACATCAACAATAGGAACGAAGGAAACAACAAAAGTCTCTTATCTCAATCTATCACATCCAGCCGGTCAAAAATCAAGAGATTTGGGGCTCATCCCCCCCCCGCCTACAGGAGGAAAAAGGATGTCAATCACACACTATGTCGCAACAAAGAAGATTCTGGCCGCGATCTACCAGGAGAGAATCCCCGCGCACGTCAGACTTCTCTCTTGGGCAATCCGAATGTACTATCAGACGCAAGGAGAATGATCATGGGCAACATAAAGTCTGTACAGTTCTCTGACAAATTCAATTCGCCCAATCGACACTTCCCTAACAATGTCATCATTGACCAGGACACCGGCGAGATGAGATGCCATTGCGGGACATGGATGGAGAAGAACATCCAAGATTTCGGATCTTCTCTCCAGATCGCATGGGCCTGCTCCGCATGTATGGCCCATTTCTCCCAGGATGTCTACCTTGGGAAGAACATCATCGCGAGCTAGACTCCAGATCGAGCACATGACATCAATCGTCCACGGGTATCATGTGCTCCGTTGTGGAAGTTAGCCGCATGACAATCATTCTGGGAGGGATGAGATAATGGAAGGGTATTACAAATACCGGGTTACATTCAGAAGGCACGTTGTCATCGAAGGCGTGTCTTCTCATGAGTCCGTCGGCGGGTATCAGCTCTCGTCGGAGGATGCATACGACCACTTGGTTGAACAAGTCAGGCGGGCCAGGTTGAACGGTGATGAGATCGTGGAAGTTTACATCTCCACCAACCTTATCACAAATCCGTTTCTTGAGGATGATTGTCTTCTCTATGAGGACAACTACGACACACCGATCAGACTCTCCAATCTCTCATCTCGTACAAAGAATGCTCTATGCCGAGCTGGAATCACAACTTTAGAACAGCTTGCGTGTATGGGGCTCGTCGAGGTATTAGAGATCCGCAACATCGGCATCCACACTCTACGAGAGATCAACAATGAATTCCATCTTTGGAACGGTCTGGACATCGACGTGATCGCAGAGCAACCATCACTGCTCTATAGCTAACAAGGAGATAATAATGTAACACCCAAATAGAGCACACAACGGAAACAGCCCCCAATAGTCTCGGGTGTTGTGTGCTCACTTTTGGGAATTACATTAAGAAAGGAGAGATGGTATATGCAAGAGTCTGAAGCCAAGGCCGCCGCCGAGATTCTCGCCGATCTGGGAACTGACGTGAGGACAGCCCGGATTTGTGGCCTCATCACAGAGAACGAACAAATCGCAATAGACAACCATCTCTGTGAGCACGCAGAAGCCTTGGATATCTCTGACATCCAAGACATCATCAGCGAGGCCGTAAAAGCTACCGCCGATGAGGATTGGCAGTGGATGACAATCTTAGCAGGTGCGCTGTACAACCGCTGCTGTAGATCAACTGTCGGAGGAAAGCGCGCAGCAGATGGAGTATGGTCAAAGACCATGTACAAGATTGGCGAGAATCACCCCGGCCTTGTATATGATCTAGAAGCAGCACTATAAGTCTGCAAAGCCCATTGGGAGGTGGGCAAGCATGGATGAGAAACATATAAGAACTGTATACATCACATTTTACCCTGAGTCAGAGGTGCACATTAGCATCTCACGGCGATTCAGGGCCGGGAAGTATCGGATGAAACACTACTTCAGACAGCTCGATGATCCATCTGTGGATCGGGTTGCAGATGTCGCAAACTATAAGACCTTCCACGAGGAAGGCAGAACACAGCCTTATAAAGATGGCTGGAGCTTCTATGAGGATAGACCGTGATGAAAATCTACAATCTGAAAGCACGAACAAATGATGGACAGATTACTCGCATAGTAGTCACGGCGAACAATCTGTCCCAAGCCTATCTCATCGCAAACGAGATAGAGAACATAGAGTCTGTTCTAACACACAAATCAGAGAGAGAGGGCAAGCAGTTTCAGGTTCAAACAAACCACCCCCGCGCCCTCATCTCAGCGGTGCGGCGAGAATCGAACAGGCTTTTTGATGAAGCAGAACGCCTTACGCTGGCATGCGGAGAGTCACATGTTATCGAAGACATGCATGCAAAAGCACAAGAACTGAACGAGATTGCCGAAGATCTCGTCAGGCAGGGAGGCCTCAATGTATGAACGGATGCGAGTCAGGAAGGATGCAATTCGACCATTACTCAACGTATCTTTTCCTGATTACAAAGGAAGGACATATCACGTCATTTTCACAGATAGCGTGACAATCTCCAACACGTACTGGAGCGGAGGCACACGCTCATGGTGGGTCGCTATCCAGATGGAGGGCGGTAACACATCACGAGTCCCTAGTCTCGCACCGTGGGATAATCCCATAGAAGGAGAGAGGATCGAACTTGACGAGAACACTGTTATCGCAGAACACTCGCACTTCTGTGGAAAAGATATGGGCATCACGTTTTATGCTCATCCTTCACGGAAGAAACTGTTAACATCCTAGTTGTCAGGCGTCGGGATGCTCAGCTATAGATCCAGGTTGAGCATCCCCCGCCTGCCAATCAGGGCAGGACTACATCGACATGGGAGGTTGATGATGGAAAAAAATGAGTTTTGGCCTACGTACTTCTGGATGGTAAGGTTCTATCCCTACCACCAGGATGAGAGTGGTCGGAAGTATAAGGAGATTTCTGGGTACTGCAATAGCGCATCTGGCGCGTTATCCAAAGTTTCCGAATACTCAGATCCAAACTGCACATCCGAGGTTGGTATTCAGAAGCAATGGTTCAGCAGTCAGGACTTGCCGCTTCTGAATTGGACGAGGCGCTCATTCACGCGCTGATCTCAGGAGGGAAAGATGTATGAGGTTTGGTTCGCAGAAACACTAGAGGACAAAGAGTCCGTCGAGCTGGTTGAGAAGGTGGATGAGTTTAATTCTCGTGTCCTAGCAGAGTGTTTCGTGGAAGAGCGCTCTGCAAGAATCCCGCGTGACTGCTCGTTGGAAATAGTCAGCGACCAGGGGATGATCCTCGCAATGTAACAGATAGCCCGGTAAGCATCTTTGAACCGAGATGCTCCGGGCTATCTGTCATTACGTCAGACACATTTACCAGGAGGGAAAATGCAGAACGAAACACAGACACAGGAAGAGATCGTAGTCAGCCTCGACGCACTCGAGGAAATGATCGATGCACACGAGAGCGTAGATGAACTCGTGGCATTTGAGAGCGCATCTGTAGCTTTCCTCAATGATGGTGCTGTAATTGCCATTGAGAGCTACGGGGGCCGTATCACGGTGCGGCAGTACAGTTGCCGCTATGATTACGTGAAGCGTGAGAGAGCTAAGCTGTATCACGTAAAAGACTATCGTGAAGCCCTAGAGAAAGTCACTCAGATACTCTAGGAGGAATGAGATGTACGCGGAGGATTACTTTTACAGGAAGTTGGCAATGCTTCACGCAGAGAATGACAAGTTACGCGATGAAGTCTCTGAGTTGCGGCGGAGGCTGTCAGTAGAGAGTCTCGAAAGGGTGCTGTGCGAGCATGGCTACGAGCTGTCCATAAAGGAGACCGATGTTACCAGAGAACAATGAGAAGTACGGACGGCTCATTCAGCGCTTTCCTCTAGATAACGGAGAAAAGACTTTCGCAGTCTCTGAGATCGAAAGCAGAGGAGAAGAGTGGCTGGACATCCGCTCGGTGTATTATAAGAATAACGAACCCAGATTCGGCAAAGGTGTCAGATTGCCTATGAGCATGGCAGAAGATCTTGCCATGATAATAACAGCACTATCACAAGAGGAGTAATTACAATGAAGGGCGAATGGATGCTGACTGCGATTCTCATCGTATTTGTTCTGTCGGTGTCTTTCTGTTCCGCACAATGGGAACAGATCATAGATGTCGCAGATGCAGCCCCGCCTCTGATCGCAGTTGAGTGGGGGCAATAGAATGATCAGCATGAGAAGCAAGAACCGAATCAGGAACATGCTCAAGATGCAGAATGACGGAGAGATTGGAGCATTGGATGTACTCCATGATCTTCCCGTCTTGCTAGACATCATGGCAAGCGAGGACGGGAATGATCAACAGATGCTCAACCATCTTGCTCGAATCATAGATCAAACACACCATCAAATCGAGGGTCATATCAGCTCTTTAGAAAACGGAGTTGAAAATCTGGAACAGAGGCTGAAGACTTCTGACAAGTTGCTGTCCGTGTACAGGGGTATCGACAAGATCCAGACGAACGAGATACTCAGAATGCGCGGAGAGAACGAGTATCTTATCAAAGCCATCCAAGATCTGGAAGAGTACCTCAAGGCTGCATAGTCCACAATTATGTGAGATGGTGGGATTCACACCCCCACCATCTCATTTAACACAAAGGAGAATTCAGATGAATACTACAGATCGAGAAGCACTAAGACAGCTCTCCGAGAAGTTGACGAACAGGGAGATAGATCCAATAGCAAGTCTCATGGATCTAAGGAACATCATCAGATCCTGTGTGCGAGAGCAACGGGGCATGGTGCTCGCGTATGCGGATGAGCTTCTGACCAATGCTGTTTTTAGGCTTTCTGAAGACAGGAAAGACGAACAATCACAATCCCTGATTAGTTATCTGAAAGAACAAAACCTCAGACAGAATGAGGCTTTGAATGAGAGCAGCGACAGGATAGCGGGATTGGTGCAAGACATCGCCGACAGGGATCTAGCAATAAAGTCTCTCAATAAGCAGTGTGACCAGCTAGCATATAAGCTAGATCAAGCTGAAGCTGAGAGAGACAGACTTGCTAGTGACTATGATCGAGAACTCAGATTGGGAAATGGATATAGAAAGATTTGTACGCTTCTCACCAACCAGCTTGCAGTAGAGATTGGCGGTGTGGAATGAAACATTTAGAGGATTGCGTAGCAAGAACAAAGAAGTACGAGATGGCCATTGCAGAGTTCGAAGAGAGGTGGCCAGATTATTGTAGAGACTGTGGAGCAATCGGTGCAGTACACTACACAGAAAACATGTCACCACATGGATCTGGAAGATATTGGCCGATGGAAATGCAAGATGTTTGCGAGTCCTGCTTAGGATCATGTCCAAGATGCGCTCATGAATTCGGTGAAGATGAACACATGGCCTTCGTCGAGGAAATGATGGACTGCCCGAAATGTGGATGGCAGTGGGGTGAGAATCAAGGAGATGAAGCCCCGTATCCACCAGTGTGCTTATGTTATCTGAGTAGAGATATACGTATGTAGAGAACGTAAGATGGTATAGATAATGTATCACTATGCCATCTTACAACTTTCTGTTTCACTAGACTCCAGGGCGTGATGGGTTATACAGATTTGGATGCCTATGCCATCTTTGTATCTGACCTCCCATATAGCACATCATGCCTTGGAGTGTGGTGAAACATAATAGTGAAAGGGGAAATGATGGACAAAAACAGTGTGGTCATCGGTGAAGTAATAGATGAGAATGGGAGTCTGAAACTGTTAACTTCAAATCCTCAAGATAAAGAAGAATTCTGCTGGGTGTTCAGATTTTACGGTCCATGTGCATGTGATGCTTGCATGCACGATGGAACAGATGAATGTCCAGAAATATTCCTAGTAGAAGGAGAGTGACATGGAGTTTGTACCTTGCATCAGCATGATATTTATTGCAGCATCTGCTTATGTTGCGGTATGTATCATCAAGAAGCAATACGTATAAGGAGATTAAAATGGCAGCTCATGGATTTACAATTCTAACTCAGGTTGTTCCAAGATTATCTCTCGCACTTCCATCTCAGGATAAAGAAGAGATCGAAGACGTAATGGATTATTTCCAGAGAGCTTTAGATGCACCTGGCATGGGGACAGTTCCTTATACGTTTTGGAGTGATATGAACAATTCAGAGAGTATAGATGATGCATACCAGTCATCTGTGCGAGCGCTAGAGAATCAGTGTGCTCGCATGCAGGAGCTGTGCTATCCTGCAACGCTTGAAGAATGGGAGAAAGCTGAATTGGAAGAAATGCTCGAGGATGACACCCCCGCCACTAGCTCATTTTCATGTGGTAGATGTGGTGAGGCGCTAAATCCTATAGCAGCTATGATGGGAGATGTATGTGGGTCTTGTGTTCGGAAAGCTCACAGAGAAGTCATAGGAGGACAATGTGATCACTGAAGACAGAGAATTCAAAGAGATGGTGCGGGAGTCGGATGTTGCACACCTCGACAGTCGCGAGAATGAACATGTCGAAAAGGAGTTTTCTTGTCCATTCTGTTCTGAAACAAGGATGGATTATCTTGTATGGAGACATGACGACAGCTTGAAATGTACCGCATGTGGTACGGTATATAGAATCTAATCTCAGAGTTGGATGGGGATGGATCATATCCGGTTATTCATCCCCGTCTAGCTCCCTGATGTCGCCATCTATAACTTCTGATACAGGATCAGATAATACAGATGCAGCTACACCACGAGATGTGGAATGTGGTAATAGTTTTTGAACTTGATGTTTCAAGTCTTTCGAGAATGCTTCTCGGCTGTCAGTGTCGAGGTACTGCCGAGCAGTTTCTCCAACGGCTTGTAAAAGGAGACTGATAACATTCACATGGATATAAACATGCTTTCCGTGTCTGATTTCATTGAGGCGACCAGAAGAGTATGCTACTGCTCTGAGCATTTTGGTAAGAAGCTCAAAGTCAACTTCTTCTTCAGATGCCGCCTCAAAGTACTTTACTTTGTAAGTTGCAAGCTCTTTGGTAAAGTCAAGAATCTCTTGGTCGTCTTCGAGCATCCTGACGACATAATCTCTCGTTCTTGCATCTACCATGTCTAACAGTGGAGGATAGCCTTGCTTCTGAATTCCTCCACTACGAGAATCATGATGGGTACAATATCCTTCGCCAGGATGAGTTGTGCCCCAACCTGCCGGCATCTTGCAAGGCCGGCCAGATTTCGTCTTATAACCGCATTTCAGTTTATCATTCATAAACTCAATCTTAGTATATGTAGTTTCTATTGTCAAGTATAATACAAAAATACTATACATAATCTATGCAAAAAGGAGTAGTATGGAAAAGATAAAGAACATAGAAGAGAATCTGGATATGATATATCTAAGACAGTTTTGTATGTATGCAGATTCTCTCCGTGAACATGTTATGTTAGCGACTGTCATGCCAGTGGAACAAGTCTGGTTTGGTGTCGATGGAAATATGTATAAGTCTGGGATGAGGCTTACAACAAATCCCAGAAGAGAATCATTAAAGCCAAGGATAGTATATCCATGAACAAAACAAGAATTAGATTCCTAAATGACAGCGGCACAATAAAGGAAATTGAAGAGAACTGTAAGAACGTGAGACTTTCAGTGTATCTACCAGATTATCTCAAACATCTAGTAGCATTAGAAGCTCACAGACTAAGCACGGAAGACGAAAGGGTTTCGATGAGTAGTGTAGTGATCGAAGCTCTAAAGAGATATTTTAGGGAGGAGCAATGAGCTACTGCAGATTCTCGGATGGCGATGTTTATATGTATCCGCATATTGATGGATACATAGAGTGCTGCTTTTGTTCTCTGGCACAGCCGGATGGTTACAGATTACAACACTTCCATAACCATAAAGATGCGCTAGGCCATCTTCTCGAGCATCGCAAAGCAGGACATCATGTTCCACAGTATGCAATTGACAGGCTTACAGTCGATATGAAGAGAGCAGAGTTGGAAAATCTGCTATGGGAGCTATGCAGTGCGCAGGGCCAGATAGCTAAGAGGAACGAGTCGGGATTAGATTGGGGCATTGACAACTATTACAAGAGGCGTGAAGAGCTGATGGATGAGATTCTTGATATAGCTCTCGATTATAGGAGGAACAATGACGAACTTTGATAATGAAGAATCTACAAAAGTTAAAACTTACGTAATAGGAGTTTGTACAGGATTCGTGGCATGTGCGAACATGGTATCAGTAGCATTTTATGTTCGACCTGTCCTGTTAGCACTTGTAATTAACATTGTAATGACTCTTGCTTTTCTGATAATTGGTATAGTTATTGTAGCATGGGAGGAATGTTCATGACTTGGACAGAATTCAGTGACATGTATTCAGGTGGAGATCCTAAGCTTCGTGAGACGAAAATCTACATCGAAGCTCCAGAAGAGATAGCGGCCAAGGTGTTCACAGCTATCTATGGCAGAAATCCACGACATGTAACATGCTCATGTTGTGGGCCTGACTATGGCATCATAGAAGATGATACGCTTGAAGAAGCTACAGACTATGCAAGAAAGTTGTCAGCGCAAGAAAAAACTTTCTACGAGAAAGAAACATATGTACGCATGAAAGATTTAGAGGGTATAAGCATAGAAGAGTTTGAAAAACAACCCCACGTAAAGATCTGGCGAAAAGAAAGCTCTTTACAGATTAGCAAGATGTATTACCTGCAAAGGGGGGAAAAATGAGCAATCGAGATGAACTGATGTATATCGTAGGTGTGAGTATAGGGTATGTTATCATGTGGATTATGCTCGATGTAATACGTCCAGCAGATCATTGGGCTGCAACAGCTTTTGTTCTAGTCTTCTCTGCAATTGCGGTGTTCGTTGTACCCAAAATAATTGGGAAGATACTATGAGTAAACAAATAGATAATGCAATGCAGCTCAGATTCAAGCTGGCTGCCAACTATCCAGAGGTTCTAGAGATACTATCTCTAGTTCTTTCTGGGCCGAGATGCGGTGGAGACTTAGAGCCTGTTCTGAATACTATATTCTCAGAATATTTTCGTTACCTTTATTACGTAAGGGGTGATGAAAGCAATCATGAGAATAGCTCGTTCTCTTGGAGATCAGAAAGATATGAATTGTCAAGAGATGTAAGTACGCTAGCTAAGAGAGATGCTGATATGATTATATGCATAGCTAGTGCTTATAACATGGCCGGCTGTGATGCATACAAGATACCAGCTATCAGATTGCTTGACAATCTCAAGTTCTTCTTCAGTGCAGTTATAGACGTGAGTAATTTGTTAGTTGAACTTGAGCTGGAAGAAAGCATCATTCAAGAAATTGCCAGAATGCGTAAGATTGCTAAGTGGTTTCTAGATGACGTAAACAGCTTTGCCTGCAACAGCTTCGCAAGCCATTTAGAGATTTCGAGAAAGTATAAGGTGTTATCAGTAGATTGAAAGGAAATCTATGATGTCAATTGAAACAAAGATAGGACTTCTACTGGCTGGCATGTGCATCGTTTCTTTTGTAATAGGATGTACTGCTGGTATGGAAATCTCTGTGAACAGAATCTGCAGGAATGCTAGATATGACAGCGGTTCCTATGATGGAGGCGTTGCAAGATGTAAGTACATAGTAGATGGCATTGAGATGTATATACCTGTCGTAAACCTTATAGAAGTACCTGGTGTGTTATCAACGGACTGAGGAGGAGTCCGATGGTATGTCGGTATGGCGTTTTGATCGCTGTACCATCAATGCATCTCGCATAGTGTGAGATGTGTATAATAACTTTAGATCTTAAGGAGGTCTAAAAAATGATTACGAATGAGAACGTTATCAGCTTGCGCCTGGTCGTCGCCGGCCAGGATGTCCGCACCGTCAGGATGGTCGAGGGCACGACCCTCGGTCAGCTCCTTCAGAATCACACCGACAGGGATGGCCGCACGCTGTCCCCATCCTCCGGCCAGTTCTTCGTCAACGGAGCGTCCATTAATGAGGATTACGAGTTCGTAGACGATAATCAGATGTTGATTGTCGTGGGCGCAGTTTACAACGGGTAATCTCGTTGTAGGCTGTTAGTCTTATAACTCTGGGGAGGCCTCCTCCTGGCCTCCCCTAAGGGTTGCAGAAAAGGGGAAAACCATGATAAACAGATACACTATAAAAGGCCTGTATAATTTCATCAAACAAGACCAAGCAAGAGATATAGGTTTCTATCAATCTCAGCATAGACGTGTGGCAAGAAACTACATCGAAAGAAACCCAGATTATTGCATCAAGATGAAGACCGGCTACTACGAACATGAAGAGATGGAAGAGAAATATCCATATATTGTATTCAGCAACAAAATTCCCGGAAATTATGGTAGTACTGAGCATTGCCTGATAATGATTACACCCGAAAGGGTCTACAGCGACTATCAATCTTGCAGTGAATGTGCAGGAGATACAATTCTGATTGTAGACCCGAGTTCAAGAAGTTTTGTGACAGGCAAGGTAAGGCCTGATGTATTTTTACAATCAGGTCTTAGGATTTCAGATAATGGAGCATTTATCCTTCTTGATGATGGACTGAGAGAGATATATA